AATGTCCTCCAGCATGCTGCCGGTGGCGGTAACCATGCCGTCGGCGATCCGCAGTGTCTCCATGCGGGCGACGACCCGTGACCTCTGGTGACCATCGTCGGACAGCTCTTGCCACGACAGGGGTAGCGGCAGGTCGCGGGACGAGCCGCCTGCCGGGTCGATGATGCGGCCGTCACCGGTGGGCACACCCAGCCGGGCCAGCACCGCACTCCATGTCCTAGCCATCGGAGTCCTCCTCCAGTTCGGGGAACGCCAGGGACAGCGTCACCTCAGCGGGCCCGGTCTGTTCCACCTGGATGGGGATGAACCCTCCATCCATCTCCATCCATGCTGTGCTGTCGCTCATGGGTCCTGCCTATCTGTCCAGTCGATCTCTTCGCCGAGTACCACCGGGATCAAGCTGCACCGGCAGTTGATGACCTCCCCAGCAGGGCCGCGAGGGTCACCGGGGTAGAGGAGCTGCGCAGAGCCGACCCGGAAGGGCTCACTGAGCAGCGTGCGCTGCTTGTCCGCCTCCCGATGCGTGTCCCGCGTCCTGGGGTCGGCCGTCGCGATCCACTGCTTGAACGGCGCCGGATCCCCCCTGCTTTCGGCATCCAGCTGCGCGCTGCGGTACACCCCGGCATTCACGGCCGCCAGCGTCTCCGTCCGGGCCACCGTCACCGCCCGGTTCGGCCACCGCTCCGACCCCGTTGCAGTCAGGACGGTGCTCACCCGAGCCGCGATATCCGGGATCGACTCCTGCTCCCGAATCCCCCGCTCCAACTCGGCAACGATCAGCCCGTACACCTCGTCCGGCAGGCGCACGAGCCGGTTGCCGGCCTCGTTCAGGTACGACGACACCCACGTGTCCGCCTCCGGTACCCCCTGCCGGCGCACACGGCGTGCTGCCCGATGCAGGATTCCGGACACGACCGGCATGACCTCGACGTCGACCTGCTCCGTCCAGAACCCGATGTGGTCAGAGACCCGGCCGGGATCGACCGTGTCGCCTCGAACGACAGCAGGGCGGACGCGGTCGAGCCAGCGCGTCAGGGAACGGAACCATGTCCGTGCCACGCGCTGCTCGCCCTCGCGGATGAACGCCTCCGCTCTCAGGCGTTGGGGGAGCCCGTCATCGGGTGGCAACGTTGTCACCGGTGAACCCCGGTCAACACCAGGGAGAGACGCTCACGCAGCCGCTCACGGTCGTGGAGTGCGCCCTCGTCCAGGAGCGCGCGGGTGTACTCGGTGAGCAGCATGTTGAACAGGCCGGGTGAGACGCCGAACGCGTCAGCCACGGGCTTGACGAACTGGAAGGAGCCATCCAGCAGTTCGCCCCGTCCTGCGGCCGCAATAACCGTGTGCAGCTCGTGCTTAGGCGTTGAGGAGAACTGCCCGCGGTTCTCGCGCGTGATCAGGCGGCCGCCCGCCCGCGACAGAGCGTCAAAAACGAGCAGCTCGGCCGCCGCCGTCAGCCCGTCCGGTACGCCGTCCGGCTGCGGTTCGTCGTTCTGCGTCGCCGGAAGCGCCCGCTGATCCGGCGACGGCGGCACCGGCGCCGTCTCGGCCGCCGACGCCTGCGCAGCAGCAAGCTCCGGCATCCCCAGTGTCTCCGCCACACCCGGCTCCGACAGGATCGCAGGCGACGACGACACCCACTTCTCCAGCAGACGCCGTTCCCGCTCCGCCGCGTCGGGCATGGCGTCCAGCGGTACACCGTTCTCCGCCAGCATGTACTCGTCGGAGATCAGGACCCGGTCGTACAGGTCCCGCAGGTTCTCGGTGTCGTCCGGGCGGGCCACAATGTTCGTGGTGTCCCACCCGATCTCATAGCGGGCCGCCTGGTCCGGGCTCATGCCCATCGCGACGAGCGCAGGCCGGTACCACTGCTCCGTCAGCGCATCCCCGAGCTCACGCAACAGCGGCTCGATGAAGATCTTGTAGGTGGATTCCTCGACCTGCCATGCCGACCAGTGGTTCGACTCGCCCTGCGTGCCGGCCGCCACGTCCTTCGGCATGTCCAGCGTCGAAGCAAGCCGAGCGAGGGCCTTGTCGCGGAGGTCGTCCAGGCCCTGCACGAACTCGGTGGTCGGCGACACGAATGCCACCGCGCCACCGCTCGCGATCATCTCGGTAGGCGCGTTCAGCCCTAGCGGGACAATCGCCGCTGGCGTGCCGGGCTGCTGGACGGACGCCTCGGCAGCGGCAAGCACCTCGTCCATCAGGGCAAGCGCGGACGTCTCGTGGTCGCCTCGGGGGAAGTCGAGCTCATCGGCCAGCAGCATGATCGGGGCGAGCGCGATTCGGGAGTTGAGCTGGGCGGCGATGGTTTGGGAGCAGCGCTCGATCTCGTGGCAGATCGGCAGGGCCGGGCGTACGGCACTGTCGGCCTGGATGAAGTCGGCGGGGTGCGGGGACCAGATCCGGAAGAGACGGCTGCCAGCGTCGAGGGGGACGTCGACGCCGAGCTTCGGGTCCCGGTACTCCCAGGACGCGTTCGCGCCGGTGCCCTTCGTCTTCACCTGCGACGGCGGCAGCACGATCCACTCATCCGGCTTTCCGGTACCACGGGGCCGGACGATGACCCAGGCCTCGCCAGGGACCTGCCAGCAAAGGGCGAGCACCTTCAGCAGCGTGGCCCGCTTGGCGGCTCCCCCGAGGACCAACGCTGCGGCCTGGATGGCTTTCGGGTTCTCCGAGGGGCCGGTGGGTTTGCCGGTGGCGGGGTCGAGCTCGGTGGCGTGGATGTCGGCCTGGGAGACGGCGTTCGCGATCCACACGAGCGGGCCGCGGAGCTCGCCGATGACGTCGTAGTAGTACCAGCCCTGCTTCTGCCAGTCCGAGTTGGCGTTCTGCTTCCGTGCCCGGTTGGCGATTGTCACGCCAGGCCCGGCCATCGGCATAGCCGCGGCCGTAATGGTGCGGGGGGTAATGGAGGCGTCCGGCTGCTCGGGGAGCAGCGGGCCGTCCTTGGTACGCCTGCGGAAAATCGCCATCAGTCCTCGCCCTCCCGGGACGCCAGGTAGCCGGTCACGTACGAGAAGGCGAACGCGAGCGCCGGCGCCCACGCCCACTCCCACCAGCCCGCCCACGCCCCGCCCGAGGCGGCGAGGGTGCCGGTGTAGACGCTGACGCACCAGTCGCACACCACGAGGTAGGCGAGGAGCCCGTCCTCGGGGAGGGCGCGCAGGACGGCCCGGCGGGGCGCGGCGAGGATGCGGTCGCGGGTGATGAGGCGGGTGACGCGGGCGGTAGCCAGCGCCATCACCACCACGATCAGAAGCGGATAGGTGTCCATTTCCATCCCATCATGCCGCCTTACGGCGTGCTTTGAGTGCCGGATGCTGCCCGGGGACCCGCCCGGCGCGGCGTGCTGCGGTGTGCGGGTTGACGAGCTCGGTGCGTGTGCCGCGGTCTCGCTTCATCTGGTAGGTGATGGCGTGAACTTCGGCGTCGACCCGGTCCGGGCTGTTCGGGGACTCCTCGGGGATCCACGTCGTCAACTGGTCCTCCAGCTCGGGCAGGGAGCCGACGTGGTGGACGCGGCCCTGCTCGTACAGCATCGCCACAGGCTGGGCGCGGAGCTTCTTGCCCTTGGAGGCGTTGACGCGGCGGATCGGCGGCGGAGTCGTCTCCCCGGGGTGGAGGTCGCGCCAGACACGCTTCAGGACTTCCTCCAGCCAGTCCTTGGGCCCGTTGTCCTCGACGACGATGTAGGAGGCGCCGTGCTCCTCCAACAGCGCGTAAGCGGCCCTGGCGGCTTGGTCCGGGGTGCGTTTCGCGGAGGCGTCCGCGAGGACGTAGTGGTGCTGGTCCACACCCCATCCGGTCACGACAAGGCCGGTCTCGTCACCTGCGCCGGTGCCTGCGGGGTCCATGCCGACGGCCATCGAGATCAGCTCCGGCACATCGGCCGGTGTCACCCGGCTCCGGTCGATCAGCGCACGGGCCACCAGGGCGCCCGGGAGGTCCTCAAGGACCTCGGCGTCCAGCTCCTGCCGGCCGAGCGTTGTGCCCTCGTATTTGGCGAGCACGGCCCGCTTGAACGTGTCGGCCAGGTTCGACAGGTTGTCGTATGTTGAGCCACGGACCACCGCGCTGCGTGGGTCCTTCAACAGCTGCTTGATCAGCGGCAGAGGCCGCGGGGTGGTCGTGATGCAGATGCGGGGATGGTCGCCGAGGCGCATGCCCATCTGCGCCATGTCCCACGCGTACTGGAGGTAACGCCAGGCTGCGAGTTCGTCGAACCATCCGTAGTGGTGCTGCGGTCCGCGCAGTCGGTCGGGTTCGTCGGCGGAGTAGCAGACCTGGATGGCACCGTTGGGGTAGACGAGACGCCGCTTGGAGGGCTGGTAGTCGGGGCGAAACGTCGCGGGCGCGGAGGCGAGGATCCCGGACTCGCCCTCGACGAGGATGTCCCGGGTATCCGCCGCCGTCGGGCCGATGAGCGCCCCACGCTCGAGGTGGCGGGCCTGCTCGATAACCCACTCGGCGCCGGTGCGGGTCTTGCCCCAGCCGCGGCCAGCAAGCGCGAGCCACACGTCCCAGTCGTCCCCAGTCGGGGGGCGCTGCGCGGCGCGGGAGTGGCGGCCTGGACGCCCGGGATGGGGCTGCCCGTCGCAGTCGGGGATGTCGCACAGCCACGGGACCTTGCCTGCCTCGAGGTCGAGGACGCGCTTCTCTAGCCCCTCGTTGAACTCCTCGAGTTCAGCGGGGGAGAGACTTGCAAGGTCCGCCTCGGTGATCACGGCTGGTTGGCCCTGTCGAGGCGGGCAAGGAGCTCCTTGGCCTTGTCGCGTGCGGCTGAGGTCTTGGGGTCGTCCTTCAGCCGGAAAGCGTGCTCCTCGAGACGAATCATGGCCAGAACAAACTGTGAGTAGTTCGCAGGAGGAATGGCACGGCCAAGTACGAACTCCTGAAGCATGGTGACGGCGTACCCGCGCATCTGGCCTGCCAGCTCGAGGTCTTCGTCTCGAGCGGATGCCATCTGGTCGGCAATGCCATCGGTCTCCCGGGTGGCGATGAACTGGTCGTGGGCGATGCTTCGGGCAACCCAGTCGTGGCGCTTGGAGAGTTCCTGAGCGGAGTCGCGGCTGATGCCGACGGCTTCGGCGGCCGCAGTGATGGTGCGGCGGGGGCCTTGGCGCAGGTAAGCCTGGAACGCGTCGTAGGCGCGCCCGCGTTCGGTCTCGCGGCGCACCCACGGGTACGGCTCGTCGGTCATGGCTGCTCCTTCCGGCATCCGAAGTAGGTCACGTTCTGGTAGTCGAAGGTGGTGCCGACGTAGCCGATAGGGCAGGCTTCGGCCGGTTCACCCTTGTCACCTTGGGGTCCGGTCGGTCCTGGCGCGCCACTCGGGCCGGGCGCCCCGCTCGGGCCGGGAGGGCCCGATGGTCCCGGCGCTCCCGACGGACCGATTGCCCCGGGTGCTCCAGCAGGCCCCGCAACTCCAGGAGGGCCCGGCGAACCCGTCGGGCCCGGAGACCCAGAGGGACCAGACGGGCCAGGGGAACCGTCCACTCCTCGCGCGCCATCTCGTCCGTCCTTTCCGTCACGTCCGGGGATGCCTGGGGTGCCGTCCCTTCCGTCCTCGCCTGCCGGGCCAACGACCGGAGTTCCGCCTAGCTCACGTACTTGCCGGGCGAGCGCCGCCCGGTCCGCTTCCAGTCGGTCCACGCGATCGGATACGCCTCGTGCGTACGCCAGCCCTGCTCCCATGGCCATGGCCAGGGCGAGCACGCAGCCCAGCCACGTCAGGTTCTTCCGAACGGTTCGCTTCACGGCCGCACCCCCAAGGCGACTGCGGCCAGCACCACCAGCAGTGGCAGGGCGAACGCGGACACGATGAGCCGCACCCACGTCTGCCGGCTTTCCTCCAAGGCCGTTACGCGCCGCTCCAGCGCCTTTTCCCTCACGTCGTACATCTCCTTGGTGAGGTAGGAGACTTGCGCGTCGCGGATGGCGCGTACGTCGGATTGGACGTCGCGTAGCAGCTCGCCGAGTGTCGGCTCATCGATCGGGCTCACTCACAGGGCCCAGGACAAGCCCTGCACTCGGGCGTACTCCAGGATGGCCGTGTGGCCTTGGGCGGTGACCTCGATGGCGAGGCGGCTGTCGGCGGTGATGCGGCCGGTGAGGTTGATGGTGCGCTTGACGAGGCTGGAGCCGTCGCCGCGGCCGTCGACCTCGACAGCACCACCAGGAACGGGGGTGCCTCCGGCGGCCGGGATGTTGAGGGTGCGGACGGACAGGTAGTCGTCGCGGGCGAGGCCGCTGAACTCCAGGTCGACCTGGAGGGTGTAGGTGGCGCCCTGGAGGAACGTGGAGCCGCCGTCGCCGTGCTGCCCAGGGCCGTCGGACGGTTCGGACGTCCAGTAGATGGTGGTGGGGATCCCGTTGATGAGGTTGAGGTCTTCGGCGCGGGTGAGCCAGGTCAGGCGGGGGTCCACGGTGTCTCCGGCGGGGGTAGTGGGGGCGGGGGGCTTCGGGGTGGTGGTGCCGGGCGTCCAGGACGCGGGATGGGCGAGCCGGTCGGCGATCCGCTGGCGCAGGCCAGGCATGCTGACAACGTTGTCGGGCCCCTTGGGATCGTCCTTCCAATCCGACCACTCCTTGTGGCCAATCGTCGACTTGGCTGTCCACTTGTGTGCCCGGCACAGGGCCGCCGACACGCGGACCATCGCCTCGACCTGCACGGCGGGCCACGGGTCGCGGCCGTCGCCCTGGTTCTCGCACTCCCAGCCGTAGAAGTGCGCGTTGCCGTCGACGGCTCCGGCGCTGCCCTGGTGCTCGGTCGGGGCTGGCGGACGGACGCCGTACGACTCGGCCTTGACCGCGGCGAGGACGTTCGGGTCGCCGCCGCCGGCGTGGTTGGCGCGGCCGTTGCCGACGAGGTGGACGGTGCCGTCACGCCGGATGACGCCGTGACAGAGGGGGCCGGGGAGGTCGCTGAGGCCGTCGAAGCACATGGCGACGGCGGACATGGTCTTGGGGGTGACGGTGTGGTGGAGCATGGTGCCGTTCATGGCGCCCCAGGCGCCGCGGCTGTTGCGGTTGTTGGTGCGCCACCCGGGTACCTCGATGACCTTCACCCCCTCGGCGCGGAGGGCGGCTATCAGTTGGTCGGCGGTAAGCGGCGTAGCCATATGGAGCCCCTTTCATCGGCTGACCCCAGGATATGCAGAAGACCCCAGTCCGGGGGGTTGACTGGGGTCTTCGCGCGCCGCCCGCCTTAAGCCGCCATCACGGGTGTCGAGGTTTCCCACCGACAGACGAGTATCCGCACCGGTATCGAGTATGCACCCAAGTGCGGTCAGTCGGTGCGCTATCCGACGTTTCCGCGAATCCCGTCGCCGAACAGACCGTTCGTGTACGTCACGTACTTGGGGACGAACTTGCCCTTCCCGGTGATGACGCCGGTGATGTTCTCGCCGGGCGCGAGGTCGACGGTGGCGATCTGCTGGTCGTCAACACCGAGCTCGGCCGTGTGCTTCGTACCGCTGGTGTCGGTGATCGTGAAGTACAGGGGGTTGATGCTGGTCGGCGTCTCCCCGCCGTTGGTCACCGTGACCTTGACGCTCGTGTAGACGGTGGTGCCGTTGTGGAGCACGGACGGGCTGAACGTGGTGGCCTTCGCCGTCACGGTCACCGGGGCCTTCTCAACGGGCTGGGTGGTGGCCGGCGCCGTGGTGGGTGTGGTTGTGGCGCGGGGGCTGCCCGCGGGGCGCGGCTTGTCGCTGGCGTTGTCGCTGCTGGTGCTGAAGACGGCGACGATGATGCCGAGGAGGATGACCAGGCCGAGGATGCCTGCGCCGATGATGGCGGCGATGGCGCAGCCGTTCATGCCCTTCTTCTGGGGCGGGGGCGGGCCCCAGGTGGGCTGGGGTGGGCCGTACTGCGGCTGGCTCATGGTGGGCTCCTGGTGATGCTGTGACAATCAGGTGAACCTACCGTCCAGGGGCCGGGGTGGGGAGGGGCATGAGGAAGCCCCACCTCCCGACGTGTCAGGTGGTGGGGCTCTGGCTCACGCATCGACGTGGTCAGCGGTCTGCCAGCATCCAGGATCAGTGGATGTCCGGTCCGAGTAGCTGCGGGCAGCCATGCCGCAAAGCTCGGGTGTGATGGTCCTACGGTACGCGCGGGCACTGACAACAGTGGGGCTACTGCTTCTGCGGCGTGCCGGGGGTGGGTTTGTCGGCGGGTTTGACCCAGCCGCCTCGGCTGCTGCTGTACACGGTCTGGTGGCCCTTCAGGCGGGGGTCGTCGGGTGCGGGCTTGGGCTGGCGGAGTGCCATGGCGGGCCTCCTCAGGCCTTGATGGTGTGGTGGCGGCGCTGGGTTTCGGCGGGGTCGTAGTACGTGGCTCCGTAGTCGCTGCGCTGTACACGCAACCCCTTCTCGGGCCCCTCTTCCGTCTCGTTGTTGGTGTTGGCGTTGGCAGCGTGACCTGCACAAACACAGCCGCCAGAAGGGGTGCCGCTCTCGGGGAGAGGGGCCGGGATGTCGCCGTGGTGGACGCCGGGCCCGTTACCGCCCGGGGTGCGTACCCCTCGCTTGACGGGGATGCCGGCCTCGTCGAGGAGTGCGCGGACTGCCTTCGTGTCGGGCAGCCCGGCGGCCTCCTGGAGCTGGGTCAGGCGGACGTGCTGGCCGCCCTCGCTGAGCTGCTGGAGGACGGCCACAATGTCGACGGGCTCCTGCTCGTCCGCATCGGTCTCGTCGGCGTTCTGGCGGCGCCCAGCGGCCCACGTACGGGCCCGCTGCACTCCCGCCGCAGTGATGAGCCCCGCCACGTAGTACCCGGTCTCAGGAACGGCGACGGCGATCGTTCCGGCCGTGCCGATGGCGATGACGGCCAGGCAGCCGGCCGCAACGCGCTCCTTGCGCTGCTCCCCCGCGGCGGGCTGCTGGTCTTCGGTCTGCTGGGCGGTCATCAGAAGTAGCTCGTGAAGATGGCGCCAGCAGCGTTCGTGGCGGAGCCGAGGGGGATGGCCGCAATGCCTGCAACGGTGCCGGAGAGGGCGAGGAGGGCCCCGGCAAGAGCGCCGGCGGCGAGCTTGCCGCGTGGGATCTTCTTGCCGCCCCAGGCGAGGAGGCAGACGAAGACGACGGTGAGGAGGAACAGGATCACGTAGCCGCCGGGTTCGATGGCGATGGGGACGGCTCGGGTGACGTTGCGGTCGGTTCCTCCGACTCCCCAGACGAGGCCGACGTATCCGGCGAGGTTGCCTGCCCAGATGGCCAGCCAGGCGACGGCGCCGAGGGCGGAGACGGAGTTGTAGGCAGAGATGGCGGCGAGCATCCCGTAGAGGAGGGCAAAGACGAACGGGATCAGGGCAATCCAGCTCCGGCCTTCTTTGAGCCACCAGCGGACGACGAAGGCGGCGATGACGGCGAACCCAACGGCAATCCCGCCGAGGCTGATCACGGTGTACGGCATCAGTTGTATCCCCCAGTCAGGCGGCGGGCTTTGCGGACGGCGGCGGCCACGGATTCCTTCTCGGCGCTCGGGAGGATCGCGAGAATCGCTCGGGTGGCATCTCGGTTATCGGGGTGGATCGCGACTTGCTCGCGGGCGAGATCGGCGATGCTCTTCTGCTCGCGATCGGTGTTCGTGCTGGTCGCGGGCGGGTCGGCGGGGATGCTGGTGAACAGGGAGCCGAGTTTGCTCGCGCCGGCGATCGGGGTCTGCTCGGGGGTGATCGGGGCGATCGCGATCGGTGTTCGGCGGCCGATCTCGGCTCGCATCTCCAGCCTGTCGAGGGTGATCTCGAAGTCGGCGCGGTCGCGGGCGGCGGTGATCCTGGCCTCCTGCCGGATGCGCTCGATCACCGCGTTCGCTTCCTGCTGGACGAGGTCGCGCTGCGCCCCGTTGAGACGGGACTGGCGTTCGCCCTCGCGGATGACGTCGTTGATTTCGGCCTCCTGCTCGGCCGTGAGCGCGGCGGGGTCGCGCATGGCGAGGAGGGCGAACTGGGCGACGGTCTTGCCAACGAGGACAACGAACGGGCCGGCGATGGCCTGGCCGAGGTCGTGGGCGAGGGCGCCGTGGAGGACGAGGAGCGCGCCGACCATGAGGGCGATGGCCCAGCCCGCGATGGTGGCATAGCGGCCGCCGAGCCCGCGGTGTTCGGCCCACATGACGGTGATCCAGCCGATGTCGCCGGCGAGGGCGACGGAGAGGCCGAACCAGCCGCTGTTGATGAGGTCGGTGATGGCGTAGCCGGACCAGATGAGGGAGAGGCCGGCGAGGGCGTATGCGCCGTAGAGGATGGGGGGCGCGCTGGGCTGGCGCAGGTTCATCGGTTCCTCTGCTTGTCCATCTCGGCGCGGATGGGGGCGGCGTTGGTGTAGTCGCGGGCGCAGTCGGCGTGGGTGGTGGGGGTGGCGAAGATGGGGTTGTCCCGCGGGGTGTAGTCGGGCTCGGGGGCG